TTTCACAAAATACCCGTGATATAGCGCTCATAAAACACCCAATATCACGGCTTTCACTTCGATTCATAGTTTGAATCGACTTTGCCGAACATTGAAACCTTGTTTTAGCTTACCAAATTGCTCTCTGAACCATTCCCCAATAGGTCGCAAATCTATCGTAAGGATAAGCCTACCATTGTCAGAGAACACTTTGGCTTTGACATCCTTTGCCATGAATTTCCGTTTGTATTCTTCCGAATATAGTTCACCACTATACTCAATAGGTTTACCCGTCAGCAAGGTTGCAGTCTGTTCTTTGTTGAAACCTACGGCAAGGCATAACCTTTCAAGATTTAGCATATTCTTTATTTGTGGGAACCATCTTACTGCCTTGTTAAACAAGTTAGTAAACCCTGCCACCTCTTTCTTGTGTTCGATTTCCTTCACCTGTAATTCGTTGATGTGTTTCTGCTGCATATCCAACACTTGACGGCTGTGGTCTGCCTGCATGGTCTGTATCTTGGTTTGCAGCGTTTCGATGGTTTCCTCGTGGGTGTCTACCGTCTGATGCAATACGGAGTTTTCCTTCTCCAAAGTCTTGACCTTGTTACTTCCGAAAAGAGAACCTACACTTTCGGCTATGTTGGTGGCGGCTGTTGTGGCAGCCTCTTTCAGTTTTTCGATCTGTACCTCTTTCTTTACTTGCCTGAGTTCCTCCTGTGCCGTTTCCTTGCGGTCTTGGAGTTGTGCTATATCGGTCTGTAATTGCTCCGTCTGCTGCATCAAATCACGGTAATACTTCCGTGTGGAGATATGCTTCGCTTCCGAACCGTCAATACCACGCTGCAATCCGTAACCGCTCATGGCTTGGGCGTAAGTGTCCTGATAGGATTTGAGCTTGGCTCGTGTCATAATATCATCAGCACACAATCGGGCTGTGTCTGTCGGCTTCTTGCGGTATCGCTTCTTTACCTGTTCCTCTTTCTTCTTGCGCTTGCGCTCTCCCTTGACTATCGGTACAAGGGTGGCGTGTATATGCGGTGTCTGCTCGTCCATGTGCAGGACTGCCGACACGATATTCTCTCTACCGAAGGTATCGGCAAGGTATTTCAGATTGTCGCAGCACCATTCATCAAGCCTGCCCTCATTGGTGATACGTTCCATATCCTCGTGTGTTCCCGTGAGCAGGACACGGATAGCCCTCACTTGGTTGTTGCCGATTTTGCGTGTCAGTCCTGCGGTGTCCAATCGGTGCTGTATGGCTTGTGTCCTGCTTTCCACACCATCAGGAAACCTTATCAGTTCCCGATTGAGGTGCGTCCTGCTCTCATCAGCATTCTTTGGTTTGATGGTGCGCTCGATATGCGCTGACATGGCGGTATCCGTTCCGCTTGTCTTTTCCATGTGTAATACTGCATAACCCATGTATAATCCTTTCTTTTTAACTTGTGAAACAATGGTTGATGGTTTACTTCCATACGGCTTCTGCCGTTGGCTGGGGAGTGTCCAGAGAGGTGCAACCTCTTTGGCTTATTGTGGGATTTTCAGCGTTGCTTGCAATGCGGCTCGGAAAATTCCCTAATAAGCTATGGTATTTTCCGTTAGCAAATATCCGTGTCGCTACAAGCATCCTCTTCCTACATTTTCATCCCTCGCTTTTTCGGTGGCTGTATCATCCGCCTTGCGGATTGGACTCGCTTATCCTGTTTTATCGGTTCTGCCGATTGGAACAAGGTCTTACCGCATAGGTAGTCATTCAAATCCTTGTACTCACGATAGTATAGCGACTTGTCAAGCAAGCGTTCCCCGAACTTCGCTTTCAAGGTCTCGCAAGCGTTCCGTCCTGCCGTGTCGTTGTCAAGGTAACTGCCAAACTGTGTATAGTTTGCCAATAGGCTTTCCACCTTTGCGAGATTGGAAACGGAGTTCAATATGATATAATCCTGCGTTGTCAATCGTGGATATTGTGGATTGTTCTTCACTCTGATGGTAAGGAACGAGAGGTAATCCATAAAGCTCTCTAATAGATAGCACACGTTTCTCGGTTCGCCATGTTGTCTGATATGAGTGATGTCCTTCGGGGCGATGCAGCCCTTGAAGAAACGGTTGCGTACTTCATAGCCTCCTGCCACATTCGGGAACCCGATGGCGAAATAGGGCTTGCCGTTATGGATGAAGTGCAGTTCCTTACATTCCGTCTGCGCCAGTGCGGTGTTTATCCCACGTTCCTGCAAGTAGCGGAGCAATGCAGGGTGCGTGAGTTCGCCCACTTTCAAATGTTGGAAACTCGGTTCGGATGCTTGCTGGCGAAAAGAGAAAGACACGGGACGGACGTGCGGTGCTTGTTCCGCTATCTTACCAAGCAGGTAAGGCACATAGTCCGAACCGTAAAGCTCCTGCGCCAAAGCGATGATGTTGCCTCCCTTACCTGTTCCGAAGTCGTACCATTGGTTGAGTTCGGTGTTCACCTTGAACGATGCTTCCGCTTCCTCCCTGAACGGTGATTTGTACCAAAGGCTTTTCCCCTGCTGCTTGACGGGGCTGTAGCCCAAACTTTGCAGATAGTCTGCGATATGTATCTTCTTTGCTTCCTGTGTAGTCATAATCTTCCTATGGTTTTAATGGTGAATGAAAATCGTTGATTCGTTGAATGGTATATGTAATATGTTTATATACATACAAATAGATGCTCAACATCCGCTCAACAAACCACTCACCAAAAGAGAAACCGACAATAGGTCGTGGCTTTATGCTCAATTTCTCTTTTGGTCTGTTGAGATTTTGTTGAGAGTATATATTGCTTATTATCAGTATGATTATATCCTTATTCAACAATTCAACAAAAAGATAATGGAATTACAGCGTTTCAAGTTGCTGCCTTGTGACGGTATAGAAGCGTCCCACTCTCCTTATCGGCTCATACCGACACTCCCGATTGTAGTTAAGCTGATAAGTGGTATATGTCAGCCCGTTCGGTGCAGGTATGAGCTTCCAACACTCCTGCAATACCTTTCTTACTTGATGCTTCTCCGCTTTGACATACGTGTTTGCCAGCAACATGAGAATGTCATTGCAGCAAAAAGAGAAAGTGTCGATACCCATACTTGCCATGATATCAAGTATAAGTTCGCACATCTCAATCTCCAATCTGTTGCGGTTGCTTCGGATAATCTTCTGCAAGGCTTCGGTGTGCAGCAGTGACGTGGCAAACCACATACGGCTCTCTTTCTCGGTGGATAGCTGCCTGTGCTGCAAATGGTAGAGGAAAGCAGGTATTTCCGCTTTCAGCTTTTGCAAGAAGTCGGTATCGTCTGTTTGTAAGCGGTCTATCTTCCGCACCCAATAGCGTGTTTCCCCTGCGTCTATGATGACGGGCAGATACTCGTTGTTGGAACACAGCACGAAATTGGCGAAGAACGCTATCTCGTCACGGTCTTTACCTTTGGCTTCCACCTTGTAGGAGAGTGTGGTACTTAGGTTCTTCAACCGTTCGCTGTCCTCCCTGCGGCTAAGCAACACTTCATCCACCACAATAAGGAGTTTGCCTGCCCAATCGGAATTGAACTGGCTGCGGAAGTCCTCGTTGGTGTTGAATGTCACGTTGTTCTGAAACAAGGCTTTCAGAAAGTTCAGGAACGTGCTTTTACCTGTATTGCGTTCCTCTGATACCAACAGCAGGATTGGCAACTTTTGAATGGGTTGCAGGTAAAGCAGTTGTAGGTAGTCCATGCCCAACTCGTATTGTTCCCCGAAAATGTGCTCCACTAACGAACGGATAGAGGGAAAATCACCCTCCATCGGCTTATAGTTTATCGGTTCATAGAGGTTCAGGAACTTGTCCACCACAGGACGGTAATTCACATGGTCGGGAACTGTGCAGAAGCCATCATACTTGGGAACGGTGGCGAGAAAGTGCTTGCCGTAGTCCTGTCGCAGGGTCTCGTTATTCCACACGATGCGTTTCTTCACATAGCCGCCGTTCAGTCGGGGCTGGTTCACTAACTTGTAGAGGGTTGTACCCACTCGGATAAACTCCTCTTTGCAGATGTCTGATTTACTCATTATTCATACGCTTAAACGGTTGATAAATAATCGTATGCAAAATTAGAGTGAGCCGCTTAAAACCTTGATACGCAAATCACAGCAGAACGGTGCAAAAAACACACGGTATTAAAAACTTGCAGTATATCGGAGAACATAACCATAAGAAATCCCGAAGAAGCACTACACTATGATGGCTGACTCTTCGGGATTGTCGCATTCATGTGAATGAATGGCAATGCGCCTATTCAAACACTTGTATAAATGAATTGTCGGCAATGGGAATACGCATCGGTTTCATTACTTCATGTCGTCATATCAATACACTTCATGCTTGATATTTAATTGTTTCCATTCTACCACCCAGCGAAAAGAAGATGCTTGTTTTCTCTTTTCGCAAGCACAACCTTTCAAGTATGGCATTGCGTACCCGTTCCGCTCCGTATGAACGGATGTGGAAAGCGAGAGCGACAACCATTTCAAGGCAGTAAACATCCATGCTACATTTGTCCGACAGATGGATATACCGCTGTACTTCATGCTCTTTCAGTATTCCGCTTTTATAAACGGCTCGGATTGCAGTACGGACGGTAGGAGCGATAACCCCGAACAGACTGACAAGCTCTGCTTCACTCATCCGTATATCCCTGTCAGGTATAATCACAGTACCGCATTCTGTGATTTCGATTATGTTCCTCTTCATTGTCCTGCCATTGATACATTGTTAAACGATTGGTTCAGCCTGTTGCCGAGCATGGTAAGGTCGTTGTCCAATTTCTGCGTTGTGATTTTGGCGTAGATTTGGGTCGTGACTATGTTCGTATGCCCCAAAACACGGCTTACGCTTTCAATCGGCATACCCATACTCAAAGCAAGGGTCGCGAACCCATGTCTTGAGCAATGAAACGAGATGTCCTTTATTATCCCGCACTCTTTCATCACCTTTTTCAGAGGTTTACAAATAGACCAGTAGTTGAGATTGGGGAACACGAGGTTATCCTCCTGACAGGGGCGGTAACGCTCTATTATCTGTAAGGGAATATCCAGCAGTTTCACTTGGAACGGCACTTTCGTCTTGTGCCGTTTGGACAATATCCACTTCTCACCGTTCACTTCCACGATGTTGTCATTGGTCAGTTCCTTGATGTCCACGAAAGACAGGGCGGTGAAGCTGGCGAAGACGAAAATATCACGGATATAGGACAGCTTTGCATCCCCGAACTCATGCGTCATCAACGCTTTCAGTTCATCTTCCGTCAGATACTCACGTTCCTTCACATTCGGGCTGATGTGAAATTGGGCAAACGGGTTTCTCGGTATCAGTCCGTTGAAGTGCGCACGCATAACTACACCTTTCAGCCACATACACTTTTCCCATATCGTCCCATTGCGCAGTCCTGCTTCCGTTGAGAGGTAGGCGGCAAACTCCTTGATGAAGTCGGGCGTAATCTCCAGCATGGACATATCAGTCCGTCTGTAGAAAGACTTGATGAACGCTGCCACATGGTTTCTTGCCACTACCCGTGAACGGTAGGTTGCCATTACTCTGTCCTTGCCGACACGCTTCTTGAAAACCTCGTTCTCACGGTCGAACGCTTTTAGCAGTGTCTCGTACTCGCTGCCGATACCCTGATAGGCATTGCGCACCATTTCCGCAGTCACGAACGCTTCACGGTCGGATATGCGCTGATAGTGTTTGATGATTTGCGCCTTGATGTTGTCCAAAGCTAAATTGATGTCCCGTGCCTCCTTGCTCTTGCCTTTGGCTCGGTTGCCCTTGATGTCCCAAAGCGTTTTCGGAACACTCTGCTTGCAACTGAACTGTGCCACAGTCCCGTTGATTGTCACTCGTCCCATGATGGGGACAATACCGTTTCTTTCCTTGCTGCCGTTCACGTAGAACAGCACCTTGAATGTACTTCTTGCCATACTCGTTTTTTGTTTGCAAAGTTATTACTCAACGAGTTAGACCTTGATAAGCAAATCGGAGCAGAACGGCGCAATCAATGCAGGGAGCGTTAAAAATGCATCCCGCTTCGGGTAACGATTTGAAAACCGTTCTGCTTCATAGAACTGCTTTCCTTTGCGTTTCCCGTTTTTTGCGGTTGGCTTCACCTGGCACTATAAACGCTTTATAGATAGGCATTTCAGTGACATTTCAACCTCTTTTGTCGGTTATTCCAAAGATTTTAATTATTTTTGTGTTAACTGTTAGACAATTAAACTGTATATGAATAAAGGAGAAAAA